AAGGTAGGTTGCGCAACAGCACGTGTTAAAGCCATCAAGCCGGTCTGGAAGTCGGTTTGTCCTATACTTACCCACCGCTGGTCAAGCCCTTCCGCTGCCCGCAGCTTGCCTACCAGCTCACCAAGCTCGGCACCCTTAGTTTTTATTTCGTTCATCAAGTCTATTTCAGATTGGCTAAGTTCGCGGTAGCCTTTGATTTTTCTGTGCTGGTTTTCCATGGTCATTACTCTCTGTTGTTAATGGTTAAAAGTTTTGTAGTGGGCACGCCCAGCCTACTTTAAACCGGCCTGCTGCAACACACGCTCAGAGCCGGTAATAAATGCCTCAACGATTAGCTTTGCTGCTTGATCTTTGCTGGCTTCAAAGCCACGCCAGACAAAATCTTTACCCGCGATAAACTTGCCGCCATGCCGGTAACGGATACCCATGCGCTGGCGGCCTGGTTTTCGGCGTGCAGAAACTTCGGCCTTTTTTTGCTGGTAACGCTCATTTGATACCACGCCCAAGGCAACCGCTTGGCGACCGGTAACGGCCTTGCTGCCTTTGGCATAACCATTGTTTACAAACTGCCCATACCACGCGCCTGATTTATCGCCACGGCTTTTGCCTTTGGCAACGGTGACATAAACCCCGACCGAGCCATTACGGTTAAGGCGGTTAAATCGGGAGTTTTTAACTTTGATGGCTTTACGTAACCGGCCCGTTTTTACCGGTGCCAGTGCTTTAACATGCTTTGCCATGTAGTTAGCACCCTGGCGCACTGCCAGCCGTGCCACGCCCTCGGCAATGCGCCGGTTGTAGGCCATCAATGCGTTTTTAATTTCGGCAACGCCTTTAACTTCGAGGGTAAATTCGGTCATTTTTCGGCCCTGGCTTTGGCTTGCTCGTTAAAGATGCGTAGCGCGGCCATTTCCATGTTTTGCAAGCCTGCAAACAATTCTGGACGGCGCTTTTTTTTGATGTTGTTGATGGAGAAAACAGCGACAATGGCGGGGTAATCAAGGCCAAGTCTGTGCCCATCCATACCATCGACACGCCAAGCGGTTGATAGGCTGCAAAATAAGTTAACGACCTGCTCGTTTGCTGATGTAACTAAAAAATCAGCATCCGTGCCGTCATCATCAAGCACCAAACCAAGCCGTGCTGCTTCGTCTTTGCTTAAGCCCTTCTGCTCGTGTTTGTTACCGCGCGCCCAATACTCAGCGGCTTCTATTTGATTTTTTTTTGTTCGCCACCGGTTGAGGCTTCCAAAAATGCAAAGAAGATCTCACGGCTAATAAATGGCACGCTGCTTACCAGTGTGCGCAGGTTATCTGGGGTGAACTCTGTTTCACCAAAGATGTTGACGTCTTTCCAACCTTCGGTAAAGCGCAGCAAAAATGCGACATCTTTGTCGATAACTTCGGTCGGGCTTAGCTCATCATCGTTGGCACTGTCCAACTTTAGCTCGATGATTTTTTCATGATTCAAGCGGCTAAAAATAAAGGTGATTTGGTTGCTTTGCTGTTTGCCGGTGGCAGAGACAGTGGTGAACTTTACCGGGTAATCAAATTTTTCTGATAGATCGAGTTTAAAAGCCATGGGATTTCCATTTAGTTAAAAAAAGCCCGGCGTTAACCGGGCGATATGCTTATGACGCGTAAGCTTTTTGGCCGCCGTTGGCAGTGATTGATAGCTTGGTTGTTACCAGGCCACCGGTTGAACCACCGGGGATTAACTCAGCACCGACCGTGCCTGCAAAAACAACGCGCTGGTTATTACGGAAAGTAACCATAAAGCCGCGTTGCTCTTGTATGCGTGATGCAGCGTTGGCGGCAATTAAACCGGCGTCTGATACATCCCACACAGATTCAAGTGAGTATTCAACAGCCGACGCCATGCCGGGTATGGACGATTTAACGGTATCAGCCAACAGCGTGGTATCGATTTTGTCGTACTCACCACCTGATGCAGAAACGGTGGTGATTTGCGCCAAGGTGTTAGGAAATGCACCAGCGGCAACCAGCTGATAAGAGCCGGAACTGAATGTGGAATAGTTGGTGGTATCTTCAGATTCCAACACGAACGACACGCCAGCAACAACAGTGCCGACGCGGAATATTTTGCCGTTAACTTGGCTCATGCCTTGTGCGTTGATCAGCACATAAGAGCCGGCGGCGGGCGGCGTAGCGGTTAAAACCACACCTTGTGTTGCTTTGGAGATGCCGGTGATGGTAACAGCGACGGGTAATGTGTTTGACATAGACACGCTGACGCCTGTCCAGGTAGTTTTGGCCATAGTGGTTTCCTGCGATTGTGGGATGTTCCCGTTGCCGGGGATTGGCGCGTCATCTCGACGAACCGGTAAAACCGCTGTGTCTCACGACATGGGCGGCATAAAAAAACCCGCTGTGTCTCACGACATGAGCGGGCTTGGGGCGGTTGAACTGGTTAAACTTTTTTAATTGTTGGCATAACACTTATATCAATTGCAGATCCAAAGCCGGTTGCTAACAACCAGGCAATGCGTCCATGTGGTTTTTGTTCAGGGCCATGCATTTCAAGACCAAAAATATCTTCAAATATTTTTAAATAATTAGCTATTTCGCTAATTAAAACCTCCGTGGAACTTGGATCATCTGTCCACGGTACGGCAATCAAATCAAAATCACGCTGAACGCTGCCATGTGCAGCTAGCGCATAACCATTTTTATTTGCTATTTCTGATAAATGTGGAAATAACGATACATAAACAGGGGCGAAAGTAGCGGGCTTCATCAAATCACCGCCGCTGATTCTTCGCTTAAGTATCTAACGCTGTAACTAAGCGTTACGGCGTGGATTTCTGGCTCATCTTCGGCCACTGTAAAATCGGTATTGAGTAAAATAATATCTTCGGCATTGGCGGGCAGTGTTAACACGCTCTCAATAGCTTCGGCAGCGGCATCCATACCGACTTCGGACTTTTCATCATCCGAGGTGCCACGTACCCAGGCGGTAATTGATATTGAAACGGTTCTATATTGAGCACGACTAACCATATTAATGGTTAAGTATTCGATACTTTCAGAATCCGCAGCCAGCGTAATGCAGGGGTAAGCGTTGCGAGTTGGCCCGATGCGCTGAATCCACACGCCTGCAAATACCGGCAGGGTTTTTAATTGTGTGCGGAGATCTTCGAGGATTTTGCGTCGGATGTGCATTAAAACCACTCCCGAAAATCAACATAGTTATCTAAAAGCTGTTTAGCGGCATGAGGGATAGTAAACGGCCTGACCACGCCTTCAATGCTGCTTTGAAATACTTCCCACTGACTGACCATAAAGCGTATAGCGTCTTTTATTGGCTCTTCCACAGCGGCTGCATTGCCAAAGCCTGCGATGTATTCAATCTGCACGGCATTTGGTTGGTTGCGGACATTAGGCCAAATGGCACTATAGGCAGGCAACACACAGGCGGCGATGGTATCGACCAGGTATAACGAGGGCGACAGGGTAGTTAATACACCGGACTCGTTTAAATATTTAATGCTGGTGACTGACACCAACGGCGCTTTTAGCTCGATGCGGTAATCATTGCCTGGCTGGTAGGGAAAATCAGCAGCGTAACCGGTAACGGTTTGGGTAATAAAACGCTTGTAGGTGTAATCCTCAGCCCATAACCGGGCGCTGGTAATGCGGCTGGTGATGATGGCATCGCGGGTAGTGTCATCGCCTTGGGTAATACCCAAATGCGCGCGCATTTCTGCCAGCGTGACTGGCTCAGTCGCAGGTAAGGTGGTGGTAATATGTTTCATTTTTTGCCTTTTTTTGGGCATAAAAAAACCCGCGTTAAGCGGGTTGGGCTGGGCGTTTTAAGCGGTTATACGGCGCGGTATTTTTGGTAAGCGTTGGCTAAACTGACGTTGTAGGGCTCACGCTTGTAATTGTGGGCAATGGCCATGTAACCTGAGCCGTTGTAAATGTAGGCAATGCGGTGCCAGTCATGATCGACGATAGCCCGTAATAATACCGGATCAGTCTCGATAAATTTAATCAGGCCGATGATTTGGTTAAGCTCTGACTTTTTAAAGCTGTCCCACATTGCACCGACACTATCAAACCCTAAGCGCTGCCAGTGCAGGCCCATTATTTGCGGCAGGCCGATGGATGTTGATTCCATCGCGGCATCTGGGTTGATAGCAAAGGCGTTGTTAAATGCCTGCCATTCTTTGGCTTGCACTTCAACGCGGTTAACCGTCCACGCGCCGCTGGGGGCAAAGCGTGCTTTGCGTTTAAACCAGACTGGCTCAAACTGGATAATGAGTTTTTTGGTATCAGGATCAAAGCCGCGCCCGGCAGACTCAACGTCTAAAAATGCGCGGAGTACAGCGGGATCAATAACCGACTCCGTTATGGCGATGGCCTGAGCAACTAAGGCGGTTAAATTCATTTTTTGCCTTTAAAGGTGGCAATGGCTTGATCTTGCGGCACACCAAAAAACACCACCCCGACAAACACAAACGCCACATTCCACGCGGTAGGCAGATCAAACAGCACGGGGATGATGCTAACGGCCACACCAATCTTGCTGGTAAGCTCCGGCAGGCGATTTTTTAAATACTCACGCACCATCGCGCTCCTTTTTCATTTGATTTAACAGGCCCTTAAGCCCTAAATTATCCAAACGCAAATCATTGATTACACGATGCAACGCGGCTATCTCTAACCGCGCAACTTCAAGCAACTGCAACAGCTTTTGTTTGGATTTATCAGGCATGGCTTTATGGTAACGGCACAACAGTTTTAAGAATTGCAGAGACAGCGCCTTCAACAGCGGCCTTGAAGCCTTTAGTTTGGGTCACTTGGTCGTTGGTTAGTGATAACTGCACTTTGTCACTGGAAATAATCAAACCCTCAAAAGCTCGATCTGTACCTATTCCCACGCCCGTGACGTGAAATTCAGTAGCCCCATCAATGTGGTCATAAGAAGCAAATGAGCAGCCGGTTAAAAAGCTGATTAGAATTAGATAACTGATTGGCATATTAAGCCCACGGTGTTTGTCTAGTCAGCGCCCAGTTAAGACCATCCCATTCAAATGTAAGTATCGATCGTTGCCCTGCTGTTGCCGCCGCGCCGCTAACTAATCCAGACGTAACAAAATCCGTGCCGAATGTAATAGCCCGTGTGCCTGTGGCGTCTTGTATCAGTATTAGCGTCAGCGGTTTAATTCTAAAATTATTACCGTAATAAACAGACCCAGAGCCACGATGATTGGTTTTCCAATTAATCACACCTGACTTGTCTATCGATGAGACTGGGTTAACAAAATCAGTATTTCCAGTCAGTGTCAAAACGTGCTTATTAGCTTGCTCTAAAAC